GGCGAAAGTTTAGCCGATGGAAACGGTTAAAGTCAGCGGCTTCAAAGAACTTGAAAAGGCGCTTGAGGAATTAACCAAAGCAGCAGGCAAGGGCGTACTGCGACGGGCGCTTAAAACAGCGGCGACACCTATTGCAGACGCGGCAAATGCAGCGGCCCCGGTTGGATCAACTGGCGAATATGCAAAGTCGTTTGTGTACAGCACCAAATTGAACAAACGGCAGTCGGGATTACATCGCAAGATGTTTCGCAACGAACGCGCAGCCGTGGAAGGCTTTGTTGGCACGAACGATCCGGCAGGCGTTCAAATGGAGTTCGGCAACATAAACCACGGGCCACAACCGGCATTGAGGCCAGCGTGGGACGCGGAATCAAAGCCAACGCTTGACAGGCTTGGAAAAGAACTTTGGACCGAACTGGACAAGAGCGCAGCACGGGCCGCACGCAAGGCCGCGAAAGGCTAACCAATACGGGGAATTGAAATTCCTTGGGAACGGGGCGCTGCCGAAAGGTAATCCCCGTCGGCGCTCGAATCGCCCGCCCCGTTATTAAATCCACCAAAAAATTAACCTAAGAGCCGCACCAGTGCGGTCATTTCGCATGGAAGGTTTCAGTATGGAGGAGACTATTCGGGCGCTGCTGTTGGCTGACAGTGGTGTCTCCAGTCACGTTTCAACGCGGGTCAACTTCGGGGAACACCCGCAAGGGCAACCATTCCCGGCGCTTGTGTTGAATACGATCAGCGACAACGAAGAATACACATTGCAAGGCCCGAACGGCGTCACAGCGGCGCGTGTACAGGTCGACTGCTACGCGACCTCGTATGGGTCGGCAAAACTACTTTCACGCGCAGTGCGGTCGCTTTTGAGTGGCTACCAAAGCGGCGCGTTGCAGGGCGTCTTTCTTGTGGGTTCACGAGATAGCCGCGAGGGCGGCAGCGACGAGGCCGAACGGCCTTACCGCGTTTCAATGGACTTCATGGTCCACTTCACAACAACATAGGAGGCTCACATGAGCACACAGATTATTGCATACGGTGCGAGCGTGGAGCGTTCGCGCGACGATTCAACATTTTCGGAAATTGCCGAGTGCAAAGGCATCGCTATTCCCACAACTGAAACCGAATATCTCGAAGCAACGTCTTTGGACAGCGCGGGCGGCTTCAAGGAATACGTCAAAGGCTTGAAAGACGCAGGCATGATTTCGATCCCGGCGGGCTATACGTCCGACGAATACGAAACCCAACTTGCTGATCAGGCACTTGCAACGGCGATGTATTACAAAACAACGCTTGCCGTCCAAGTTGGCCAAGCGACTGGCGACATTTTCGAGTTTCGCGGGTTCCCAACACCGACACTGGAACAGAACGGCATCGGGGAACTGATTGGCATGACAATCAATATCCGCACGACTGGCGCTGTCACATGGACTAAAGGCACAGCAGCATAATGAACAGCAAGCGCGGCGGCGTAACGCTCAAAAACGGGAAAGACACCTATTTGGTGCGGATCACCACGAACGCGATGGTTCGGTATCAAGAACTCACAGGCGAGTCGTTCCTTGACGGGATTGCAGCTTTGCAAATCAATCAAAACGACATTCGCCGGATGCGCAACTTGTTCTGGGCTGGTGTGTCTCAGATTGATGACATGACGCCGGATGCGGCGGGTGAAATCATGGATGACGTGGGCTTTGCAGTGGCACTTGAGAAAGTGTCGGAAGCTGTCGCGCTTGCGTTCCCTTCGGATGATGGTGAGGACAAGAAGTCGGGAAACGCCACAGCGGTGAAGGCCGCCAAAGCAGCCTGAACAGTTATATAGATAGCCTTCTTGGCGCGTGGTTAGATGCGCGCCAAGATTACGACTTATTCTGGGACCGCACCCCTGCAGAGGTTTTGAAGATCGTCACAGCGGAACGAAAGCGCCGTGACAATGATTTTGAAGCCGTCCGCATTGCTAACTTCGAACTGGCGAACCTAATCACGTTTGCACAGCACGATCCTAAGCAAATGCCAGAATATAAACCTATGTCGGCCAAGGTTGAACCCGTTTCAGACGAAGCACAGCAAGCGCGGGCGCGAGGCGCGTTCATAGCGTTGGCGTTGCGGTCGGGGACTAAAGCGAGTTGAAAAGGATAAAAAATGACACTTAAAGTGCTGCCCAAAGACAAATGGGAGATACACTTCAGTAACGGGAAGCTAATCGTATCCGCTGTGAGCCATACCGTGGATGACGGGTCTGTATTTAGGGACTACATTTCTTTCAAGCTAGTCGACGATGCGACGGATTATCCGGTCAGTCTTGATGATCTGGAAGGCGTCGTACTTACCGTCAATAAGGTTCACTCTGTCGCTGGTTCCGGCCAAGACAGCGAACTTCATGCCCGGCACCTCCTCTGAAAAGCCTTGAATGTTGCGGACAACCTTGAACTCTTGGTGAATGTGGACGGTGTAGCCTTGGCCGTCATCATCACGGCATAGTATTTCTTTAACCAGTCGGCTCATTTGTTCTCACCCCAAAATAATACCCTCGACGAGAATCTACGAATGAGTCAATCGGCATGTTGCGTTGGCGTTGCGGTCGGGGGGTTAGAGTTCGTCGAGGGCAGCCTTTTTTGCTGCGGTCTTGGATGGATACCCATCACCGAACTGCGGATCGTCCTCTACCCCATCTTTTAGATCTTGTGCATCAAGAATTTCGGAAAGGCAGTAATTCCACTCGCCATCGCTTTTAAAGATAGAAACACGCCAGCCATCGACCACAGCCGTGTCGTTGCCTTTTTCAGACTTTGACCAATCAATTTTGACGGCGGGAGTTCGCAGTGACGTTTGTTTAGCTGTGCTTGGCTTTAGTGATGACTTGATTTGTTTCTTTACAGTTTTTTTAAGCAAGTTTCCTAAAAAACTCATGATAACCTCGCAATTATTAGGGATTATGTTGGTGTGTCGCCTTTAAAAGCTTCACGCGAGCCTTCTCTACTTCGTCCATCCATCTTTGAAGCGCATCATGGTCAAGTGATTGAGTTGCGCTTCTGATTGATAGATTAAGGCGTTCAACTATTTCATTTATGCTTTCTGTCGGTGGTGCCGGGTACTTTTCCTCAAGCGTTGCGACGATTTCAGCGTTCATTGATCGGTTGGCTTCGGATGCGGCGACCTTGATGCGGTCCCGAAGGCCGTCAGGTAGCCTCACGACGAACTTTTCTTGCAACTGACTTGGATAGGATGATTCATTCATAGCGGCAATTAGCCATTAAAAAAATATTGACGCAATGAAGGCAACTTGCTATCAAGTAAAGGCAAGTTGCCACTAAGGAGTTTATTATGAGCAAAAGCAACGATAAGTATGTGGTCCGGTTCCCAGACGGGTGGCGCGACGTAATTAAAGGGGAGGCCAGTAAGGCCCATCGCTCGATGAATGCGGAGATTATCGCAGCAATCGAGACCGCCATGCGGATCAAGGGAGTGCCGCTTGAGACAGCGAGGCCCTAGAAACGAAAAGACCGCCCAAATGAGGTTGCACCCTCGGACGGTCTTCAAAACACATTCTGCTAGAAAGGTTCGAGTATGAACATAGCAACAAACAACGAGCATTTCAATAACCTTGTAACACAGGAATTGAAAACCACTTCACGCATCATTGCAGAGGCATTTGGAAAGCATCACAAGGACGTGCTTCGGGCAGTCCGAAACCTTGAATGCTCTGCGGATTTTAACGAGCGCAATTTTGCGCTGGTCGAATATCTTGATGCAAAAGGAGAGACACGCACAGAATACGGTGTCACTCGTGACGGCTTCACTTTTCTGGCGATGGGGTTCACGGGTAAAGAGGCCGCAAGCTGGAAAGAGAAATTCATCGCCGCGTTCAATGCGATGGAATCTAAGATCAAACAGGGCGGCGGGTTCAGATTGCCACAGTCATTTGGCGAGGCTTTACGTTTGGCTGCGGACCAGCACGAACAGATTGAGGAATTGAAGCCAAAGGCATTGGCGCTTGATCGGCTCGACTGCGCATCGGGTGCTTTGACCCCGCGACCAGCTTCTAAGGTTCTGGGATATCCAGAGCAAAAGCTGATTAAGTGGCTAACTTCGAACAATTGGGCGTTTCGTTCTGGTGGCAAAGGACCGCTGCAAGGTTATTCCGAAAAGCTGAACGTGGGCTACCTCGACCACAAGCTTCACACATATGAGGACGCCAAGACAGGCGAGGACAAGACAAGCATCCAAATGTTGATTACTGCCAAGGGCTTGGCACGTTTAGCTAAGGTGCTTCCATTGTCAGGCGGTGCAGCATGAAGCGCCGTGTATTCTTAGCAGCCGTCCCGCTCATTCCGTTCGCAGGTGTTGCAGTTGCAAAGACCGCCCCACAGTCAGAAATGCAGCAGCTTTTCCGCCAATGGAAGGAACTGACCGCTAACTATAAGGCAAGCGAAAAGAAGTGGAGTGACGGTGTTATCGACCATGCTCGTTACGACGATTTAGCTGATCCAGTGCTTGAACTTCGCGATGAAGTTGAGCGCAAGATATTCAATACAGATTGTCAAAATATCAACGATCTTCGCGCCTTAACTACTATCGCCAGTTACTTTGACTGGACTATTGAAGACTATAACGAAGGCGTAATGCGTGAAACCGCTATCTTAGCCGAACTAGAGGCCGCCTAATAAGTAGTGGGGCGGTGATTGTGCCGCCCCGTTGCGATCTAGTTAAATTTTTCGACGGTTCCATCCGCAATCAATAACGGCAAATCTCAACATTAAAGAACTCCAAAATTGTTTCTGACTTTAAGTTGGGGATCGTTTTGTCGTTTTATAAGGACGCACAAAATGGCTGCATCTGTAATCGGGGCGCTTCGGGTCGATTTATCTTTGAACTCGGCACAGTTTCAAAAAGGCGCACGTGGCACACAAGCCCCGATTCAGCGTCTTAAAAAGCAGCTTGCGGGGTTGTCCGTCGCTGCGGCTGCGATGGGTGCGGCTCTTGGCGCTGCCGCGCTTGCTGGTGCAAAGCAGATTGATGCGGCTGCAAAAGCGGCAAAGCGTCTTGACGCGTCCATTGGCGGATTTCGCGCCTTGGAATTGGCGGCTGGTGAAGCGGGCGTAAGTCTGTCGGGCCTGACTAACGACATTCAGACAATGAACCGCGAATTATCAACCGTTGGCACAAGCGGCAATGGTCAACGGGCGCTTGATGCGCTTGGTTTGAAGCTGTCAGACCTTGCCAATCTTGATGCAGACGAAAAACTTGCGGTTATTGCCGATCAAGTAAAGTCGCTTGGGCTAAACGCCGGGCAAGCTACCGCGGTATTGCGTGACCTTGGTGTGCGCAACCGTGAAATGGCGCTGCTTGTTTTGGACGGTGGGGATGCAATCCGTTCTGCACGCACTGACATTCAAGAATATGGGCTTGCCATATCTGCGATTGATGCCAGTCGGATTGAAGTTGCGAATGATCAAATTGGCCGTTTGGGGCTGATTACGCAATACGCAGGGCAACAGCTCGCAGTCGCGCTTGTCCCTGCAATGGGTGCGCTTGCTAATGCAATGACCGACAGCTTGCGCGAGGGCGGATTGTTGCGGGCCGTTATTGACGGGCTTGTTGCTAATCTTGACACATTGGCGGGATCGACCACCGTTCTGGTCGGGTTCTTAGGCGTGAAACTTGTCGCGGCTATGGCGGTTTCGGCGGGCGCTACGGGATTGCTTTCTGGCGCGTTAATCGTGCTGCGCAAGGCAATATTTGCCACTGGTTTCGGTGCGCTGATTATAGGGGCAGGTATCGCCGTCGCGTGGTTCGGCAGGCTTGTAAAGAGTGCAGGTGGCTTCGGCAATGCAATGGCTGCGCTTGCCGATGTTGCATCCGAGGTGTGGTCCCGAATAAAACTAGGCGCGGACGGCATGAGTTTAGGCGTGCAAGCTTCATGGCAGAATATCAAAGCCATGGGGCTAGAAGCAATGGCCGCAACCGTGTCTGGAGTTCTTGACGGCACGAATATGATTATTGGTGCCTATGTTGGAGCATATCAGGCTGTTGTTGCTGCTTGGGGTGTTCTCCCGGATGCGTTCAAGCGGATTGGCGGACTCGCGGTAAACGGGCTGATTGGCGCAATGGAGACAGGGGTTAGTGGTATCACTGGCTTGCTCAACAGCCTGCCGGGTGTTGAAATCCCACCCCCAAACTTTGCTGCGTGGAAAGTTGAAGTAGGCGCGGCAACAAATATCGCAGGACTTGCTGGCAGCGCGTTTTCATCGGCGTTTGGCACTGACTACGTTGGCGGCTCTGGTGCCGTAGAAGGCCTGCGCGAAATGTCCTCCGAGGCGTCAAAAACTGCTTCTATGATGAAAGACTTTGGCAACATTATGCTTGGCGGCATTAATGCACCACTGACCAGCCTAGAAGCACTAAATTCATCGGTTGACCAAGCCGCCGATGCTACAATGGCCGCTATCGACCCTGCAAACAAGCTGAACAAAGCGCTTGATAATCTAGGCGGCGGTGCTGGAGGTGTTGCTTCTGCCCTAGACGCGGCAGGGATTGCATCGGTTGACCTTGGCGAAAACAAGTTTGGCGTTCTGGAAACCGGTATTGACCAGCTTGGCGGCGCGTTCAAAAAGTTTATGGACAGCGGGTTTAAGGACTTCAAAAGCCTGACAAGTTCTATTTTTGGCATGTTCAAGAATATGCTAACGCAGATGGTCAAGTCGGCAGCGGCGAACCCGATCAAGCTGGCGATGTCAGGCGGCGGTGTCGGCCGGGCTATTGGCGGCATTAAAGGCAATCTTGCAAACAGCTTTTCTGGCTTAGCCGGTGGCAAGGGTATCGCAGGCGGCTTGGGCAATACCTTGGCTGCAACATTCGGCAAGGGTGGCGGTGTCGGCGGGTTGCTGTCGGGCATCGGCAGCAGTGCCGGCATCATGGCGAAGGTCGGCGCGGCATTGCCTATCGCGGGCATCGCGTTGGCTGCGGTTTCATTCTTCAAAGGGAAATCCGAAACGATTGACCAAGGCATACGTGCATCCATCGACATGGAAAGCGCCATGTTTAAGAGTTTCGAGACAATCCGCACTTCGCGCTTTTGGGGTCTGTCTAAGAAAACACGCACAACTGAAAAATCCATTTCCGCAGCACCATTTAACGATGCGATTTTTGGCGTGCGCGAAGGTGTTATAGGTGCGTCCGATGCGCTTGGCATTTCGACAGACGTGTTTGATGGGTTCGCCTACAAATTCAGGTTGTCGCTGAAAGGCCTTGATGACGCGGCGCGACAAGCGGCTGTAGTCGAAGCGTTGGAAGGTCTGGGCGATGCAATGGCTGGACGTGTTCGCGGCCTGTCTGAATTTGCAACGGCAGGCGAGGGTGCGTTTGCCACGTTGACCCGGTTAAGCGCCTCGCTGGTGACTGTGAATGACGTATTCCGTGACCTTAGCTTTAACGCCTACAATGTGTCTCTAGCAGGCGCGGGAGCGGCGTCACAGTTTGCGGGCCTGTTTGGATCGTTGGAGAATTTCTCGGCATCGACGGCAGCTTATTATGATCGGTTTTACAGCGACACTGACAAGCTGACCAACGCCACGCAGCGTTTGACCGAAAGCCTTGCGGGTCTTGGCATTGATTTCGTTCCACAGACAAATGCGGCGTTCCGGGATCTTGTCGATACCGCGATGAAGGCCGGCGACAGCGACTTGGCTGCACAGCTTATTCAAATTGCGCCAGCTTTTGACGGTGTGACCAGCGCGGCGAGAGGGCTGCGCGATGAACTGCAGGAAACGCAAGTCTATCGCACAGCAGCGGACGCACGATTTGGGCAAACGGGTCGAGATAATCCACTGACCTCACAGGAAGCCGCGAACGCAGCCGAAAATAAAGAACTTTTGCGCGAAATTGTCAGGGCGATCCGCGAAGGCGACATTAACAATTCGCGTTTGACTGATCGGCTTTATCAAGAAGCCCGCAGGGGCAACATGGAGGCGGCTTTATGAGTGTTGTTCTAACGCATGTGCCGGTGACTGATGCGACCTTGACCAGCTGCAACATCACCGAGGACGACTATGATGTGTGGGACGGTTCAACAACCTACGCGAGTAGGGACTTTGCAATCAGCACGGCAACTCACACCGTTTACCGCAGTTTAACCAGCAGCAACACAAACAACGATCCTGACGTTGAAGTCGCTGCATTTGCCGACCCACTGATTGAAGACCCGAATCCGCAAAACTGGCAGGTTATCGGCGCAACAAACCGTTGGCGTCTTTTTGACCAAAGACCATCCCGACTAGCAACGCGCACAGACGGCATTACGCTTGAAGTACAGCCCGATTTCGTTGTCGGCGGCGTTGCTGGCTTCAATATAACGGCGGCAAGCGTGAGGGTTCAGGTTTATTCTGGGGTCGATGAAATCTACGACCGCACGCAGGGAATGCAGGATGAAAGTGCGATTGTTGACGGTCTGTCGTATTATTCAGAGCCATTTGTGCCGAAGACAGAGTTTGCATTTATCGACCTGCCAATTCTGGGGTCGCCTCGGATTGTCGTAACCCTGACTGGAACTGGCGCTGTTTCAGCGGGGCAGATTGTCATTGGGCGGCTTATCAGTCTTGGAATAACAAAGCGCGACGGTACAGGGTCGTCGGGGCTGGATTTCAGCTATGTGAACGTGAACGAATACGGCGATCTTGAAGCGGTTCGTCGACCGGCAACCCGCTTATTCGACTTCAACGTGTTTGTTGAACAGGAGAAATTAGGTTCAATTATTCAGACCCTTGGTCGCCTTCGCGGTGGCACTGCGGCTGTGTGGATTGGGGCCGAGGAAAGCAATCTCGCGGCAATCGCATACGGTTTTTATCGTGGGTATCGACAGGTCTATGTCGGATCAAACCACGCCCAAATCGCACTTGAAATACAAGGAATCACATAATGGCGAAGCCAACCAAACCAACAGCGCCAGCCCCCGCGCTGCGCAGTGAACCCAACACGTTCAGTACAAGACTTGAGGCCAACATTCTGTTCTGGCCGACACACCTAACCTATCTTGACGAAGGCATGACGTACTTAGACGACAGCCTTGACGAAATTGTTGCCACGGCGCTTGCGGGCGACCTGCCACCGCTGACGGGCAAGGCTGGCCAGTTCATCCGCGCCAACGCGGCAGAAGACGGAGGCGAGTTTCGCACGCCTGCGCAGGTGCTTGCGGATATTGAAGCGGCAAGCGTGGCAAGCGTTGCGTTAAAGGCACCACTAGCAAGCCCCGCGTTGACTGGCACGCCCACAGCGCCCACGGCGTCGGTAGGCACAAACACAACGCAAGTTGCCACAACGGCACTGTTGAAGGCTAGTCTGGGTGGGAACACAACGACTGTGGACATGGCATCGCAATCATCAGCAGACTTTACCGGTATTCCAGCAGGTGTTCGGACGATCAGGGTTTTGGCCGACCAATGGTCTTTCGCAGGTAACACATTCCCGCGCATCCAGTTGGGTACAGCGGCATCCGTAAAAGATACCAGTTACGATTCCGGCATCACAAGTGCGTTTAACAACACCGTTTCCAGTGGATCAACGACTGGCGGGTTCGAAATACGGACGCTTTACCCAAGTTATTTTTATTCGGGGATCATGCACTTGGAGCGGTTAGAAGCTGGCAGCAACGTGTGGCTGTCTAGCCACGTTCTCGGAAACGGCGTCAGTGGTGCGGTGTTCGGAGGCGGGCGGGTCGAGTTAGACGCAGAGGTCACGCGGCTACGGATAACGCGAAACGGTCCTGATCTGTTTGACTTTGGATTTGCCAACATTTCATGGAGTTTTTAATATGACGCGCAAAGTATTCAACCAAGATACGCAGGTATGGGACACGTTTCCTGACCTGCCAGCCATTGAGTCGCAAGCGCAATCTAACGACCAGATGCGTGCAAATGTCAATTTTGAGCGTGACCATCGAATGAATGCAACCTTTATATTTCAAAACACGCAATTTGACTGCGACCAAGCAAGCCTTGCGCGGATCACTGGCGCAGCAACGCTTGCGGGGTTTGCCATTGCGGCAGGTGCGCCCGCAGGCTTTCTGCGCTGGCATCAAGGCGGATCTGACTTTGCATGGATTACGGCTGATAACGCTCTTTTCACAATGGATGCGCAGACGTGCTTTGCTTTTGGGCAAGCGGCGGCAAACAATCAAAGCGCCTACATATTTGCGGCAAACGCAATAAAGGGCATGGACCCGATACCTACAGACTACGCCACGAACTCGGATTACTGGCCATGAGCCGCACCCGCCTTTCACGCCCGCTGTATATCCTAGCCCGCTTTGCAGAAATGCTTATATCGTCGGGCAGTCGGGTTATCAACGCGGCTGTGTTTGGCGGGTCAACGCACCAGACGACAAGCGCACGGGCCTACAT